GAATTTGGTCTGTGCGATCACGCAATGTTTCTAATGTAGACACTAGATTGGCAATTGAGGGAGACTGATCTCCCTCAACCATAAACTCACTAGCTCTCATTATCTTTTGGGACGACCTAAAGGCTCTTCACCGCCAGCTTCGGCGTCAGTTGCTCCAAACTCATCATCAGGCATGTCAGCGTCCATATCGCTAGGCTCACCTAGGGTAGGTGCAGATAAATCGCCAGCGCCGGCACCGCCTAAAGGTTCAGCAGGCATTCCAGCCGGCATCATGCTTGCACCTTCTTCTCCAGCTAAGGCACGTGCCGAAGTATCGGCAGTCTCACGTGCTTCACCAAGTGCTTGACTAATATTGGTAAGTAAGTCGCCCATGCTTTGTTTAAAAGCATCGGCTTCTTGCATACCGATTTGGTCACGAATAGTGTCAATTAAGGCAGGTAGTTGTTCTACTTGCATTTTGCTGACTTTCTCAACCATGTCTTGTATGCTGTCTACCATGTCTTTAGCAGCAAGAATAGCTTCGCTGCGGCCCATTTCACCTTCCATAAGATGCTGATTTTCGCCCATCCAACGTGCAAGGCTTTCACGCATCATTAGCAATTCCATATATCTAGGATTGCGTTCAGCTTTGTGAATGCCGTAACTATGGCGAATGCGAGATAAATTCTCGCTGATCATTTTGGTTAGCTGTTGAGCTTTGCCGTAGCTGAGACGACTATAGTCTAGTGTAAAACCAAAACGACTCTCCATGAGATGGTTCATCTTACGACTAGATGGTACAGTATTAAGTTCCGAAATATTCATATAGGTGATTCCTAACAGTTAAAGTATTTAGCCAGATTTAAAGTTTTTTCCAATAAGAACTGGTTACGTTTAAGTTGAGCCACAGTTTCCGAGTGCCTGCTCACGTACAAATCTTTAGCATTGCTGTTTCGATTACGAGATGCACGTTCCAGCCTAGTCTTAAACTGTTCAACTTTGACATTAAGTCTATTTATATTCTGATCATACTTGTATAGCTGTTCAGCCATGCTTAAGCGATTTGTCTGTTGGCATACAGCATAAAATATAGCTGCATCTCGTTCTACAAATTCTAGTTCTTGGTCGTTGTAGCGATAAATCATGTTCCAGACTGAACCAGTCTGTAGCATGGCATAATCGCCTACAAGAAAACCACGTGGGCCTAAAGGAATTATAATTGGTATTTCGGTTCGAACACGCGGTTTAGATAAGATTGTTCTTAGTTCACTGCGTGTCCATTCCCGAACATGTCGAATAGCCAGCTTTACAGCTTGCTCAATCTGAGATTTGTTTTCTATATGTGATTTGTCCATCTTGATTACGTCTTAAGAGCGCACCCTTATTGACTAGTTGATTAGCAATGACTTGCTCACGTTCAGTTAATTCAGTTTTAACTAGAACTTCTTCCTGATCTGAAAACCTTTTTAATAGATCAGCTTCTTCGTTAGTAATTGGTAATTGAATACCACCCATAAATTCTACAATTTTCATCGATTCAATGCCACTAATAGAGTTACAATTGCACCAATTAGGACAACTATTACACTAGTGCCAATAGTGATTAGTTGACGATTGTGTTTATCGTTAGCATCAGACAATGTATTTTTTATGTCTGAAATCATGCCTTCCATGGCTGTGACTTTATTGTCTAAACTGTCCAACTTCATATTGAGTTGGCGGTAACGCTCAGCACATAATTCCACATGAGCCTCCAAATTTTCACGTTCAATGTCGCTAGCTGCCATATTATTTAAATTTTAGGTAAAGGTAAACAGCATACTCAAGTATACCATTATAATATTTAATCCAAACCTCGGAAATATATGTTTTTAAGTAATCCCTTGGTATAAAACACTGGATCCGGAAGGTCTATGGTCTCGTTTAAACCCTTTATAATGGGAACTTCATTGAAATCGTACTCTAATCTTTCATATGGGGCTTGTTCAGTACCAAATATGTTGTCAAACTCGATAGTGAAGATAAACTTCCAGCAACGGTGGGTGCCACGATAATAACCACCAAATTCATGGTGCTCCATGAGCACCATGCGCGGACTAGCTGGAACTGCTTCAACTGTGGTTTGGGTGCGTAGATTTATGATTTGAAATGCAGTTTCCCAGTTTCTTTGCTGGTTACGTTCTAATTGATTAACAGTAGAATTATCAATTACACCTGTGGCTGTGATGTCAACCAAAGAGTATATACAGAATTTACGTGATGCCATGCAGATATTTATAGGCTCGCAGCATGGCCAAAGAAAAAGCCCTACCTAGTAGGGCTTTTGCTGTACTAATAACAGATTAAAATACTGTTGCTGGCAATGTGTTAGTGCATGTGATACCAGTTACTGGGCTATTAGCACCAGTAGCAATTGCTGCACCTTCAATGATCATGCTAACATTGTTATCTGTACCAGCTGTGAAATCACCAATCGCTGTGATTGTGCTAGTCTGTTGGATTGCTTGAACTAGGGCTTCTAGATCAGCTTGTCCAGCAGCAGCACTAGCGGTGCTAATACCAGTAAAATGCTGAATGAATAGGTCGCGACCTACTTGCTCCATTGGAGCTGCTTTTCCATTATCTCTTGTAAATACGGCCATTTTGGTTTCCTTTCTTTTCTAATTACGCTGTAGCGTATGTTTTTATTTATCCAAATGATAAATTTTAGCCTATGTTATTCCTAACTGCGATCTAGCTTGCTGAGCGGCTCGTTGCTGCTTTTGAGCACGTTTCTGCGCTGCCTGCTGTGCTGGCGTTATGTTATAGGGGGTAACTCTTTGATTAGCGCGGTTATAGCTGATATTGAGTTGATCAATTAGTTGCGGATCAGTAACTACTTTATTAGTATAGTTATCGGTCCATTTGTCATTAATTACATCATACTCATAACCCCTGCCATTATAAGGATGGCTTCTTACCATGCGACTAGGACTAGCTGATCTACCGGGATTGAACGCAGGAGTAGCCGGTGGTGCAGCGGGCTTTGCAGCCGGTGCTGGTGCCGGGGTTGCTGTAGCAGTCGGGGCTGGTGGTGGTGCAGGCGCAGTTGGTGGCGGTTGATTTAAGCTATTGTAGTACTCATTAGTTCTGTCTAACAGGTACTTGCTCATGCCTTGAAAATCATTTGCACCAGACAGCTTGGGTGCAGGAATTTTAGTTACAGTACTGGGAAATGCTTGATCAGCGAATGCCAAAAGCTCATTATTAACGTTGTAGTTGGGCTCATATTGCATGTCTCGGCGTGATTGTGCAAGCCAGTCATTATACAATCGTTTGTGAGTTCTTTTAGGATACCCAGCTTCAGATGGATCGCCTAGAGAATTAACTTTCTGCTTTAAATTGGCCCAATGCCCGCGTAGGCTATCAAGTGGCCCTTCGGTGATTACTTCATTAACTTTCATCTTTTAGCTTCCGTATGCCACGAGAGAATTTGCTAGTATCCCCACTACGGATGCTATTAACTAGTCTACGTTCTAGTTCTACAGCAGTTTCATTGTCATAGTTTTCTCGAATAAACTGTAATAGGTTGATAGCGCCTTGTATGACATTGGCTGCACGAGATTCTACAAAGTTTTCTTTGTCTCTACTTAACCTAAACGTATCAAGCTCGTTTAAAATACTACGAGTATGCTTCTGCAAAATAGCCTCCGTGATAATTTATTTATTAAATTATACGTTTGAGCTCTTTAAGCCTGCTATCATTTGCTTGAGCTTATTACTTTCTACCGATACACCACGTGGTGATGCAGTTTCAGCATCACGCATGGTAGGTACAGTTTTAATTTTTTCCATAACTGACGACGCTGTGCTACGATATTGGCTTTCTGTGTCTTCACTAAAACCGGGATCTGTAATACGCATGGTTTCAATATTGTAGTCTAAGTCAATTTTCATGCCCACACCAGTCGAACTACGAGACTTCATACACTGTATTTGATACTTGCCACGTTCACGCATGGCTCGTGACGTAAAGATACCAAACACGTTGTCTGCTGTGTTAATTTTACTGATACCACCTGAGATATGACTATGATCAAACTCAACTTCTTCTACTGCGGATCTATTCAACTGTGACGCTGTGATCATAAGCACGCCTAGTTCTTTGCTTAGATTACGTAGTTCTTCACTAACGTACTTGTCTTTAACAAACAAGTCATTGGGACTCACTTTGGCACTGACTGGCATTAACAAGTCTAAATAATCAACCATGATAAAGTCTACACGATGACTGGTTTGGATCTGATACTCTTTAACAAAACTGCGTATATCATTAATAGTACTCTGCGCTGGTAGGTACTTTACACGATATGCTCCGGACTTTTTAGCCACCATTCTGACTTTTAGTACAGTATTGTCAATGTCTTTTCTAATATCCCTGGTGCTTTGATCAGTCAGCATGGCATCAGTCCGCAAACTAGTTAATTCTTCACTGAGTTCTAGTGTGATGTAAACACCACTCAAGCCCATTTGTAACCAACTCAGTGCTATATTCATCATGACCAAGCTCTTACCTGATCCTGATCCACCAGCAAAGATATTGAGTTCACCTCGACTAAAGCCACCATAC